CTCCTTATGACGCATTATTGTACTGTTACTCACTTATATTTAACTGCTTTATTGAATCTTTCTATATACTCGCATTCTCTTTTATTAAGTTCTTCAAACTCATCTCTTATAATCGAACAATTTCTATCATTAATTACCATAGATTCTGCGTTCTTCCATTCAGATAAAAGTTCGTTAAACACAGACAATAACTCTTTATCTTCCAAAATAAATTCTCCTTCTTTTTATTTAAAACTGCTATAATTATTGCTGAAAGGATGTGTATGTGCATGGAATGGTTATCTGATTCAAGAGCATGTCTTGCTGTAGCTTATTCAATGTTGGAAAATATTAAAAATGAATATCGAGAAGCAATTCTAAAGGACAATACTCCGTCCACTCTAAATGTCACAATAAAAAACTTTCTGGAAAATGTGCGTTCCTCATTAGAATATTCCACTCATTACATATTTACTACCCATTGTTCAATACACTATAATGCGAAAGAATTAGAACGGAAAAATGTTTATTTCCCTATAAGAAAAACTCAAAGCAGTTTTGATGAATGTATTAATTCAGATTTCCGTGGTTTACGTGATGATAAACCAGAGATATATCAAATTTTAAAAAGTTGCCAATCTTTCAATGGGCAGATGTGGGCTCAACACTTAGCCACATTATCAAATAAAAATAAACACATTAAGTTAACAAAGCAGAAAAAAAAGAATAAAATTGTAAATATTGTACATGGCAAAGATTTTTTTGATAATAACTTTAAAAATGTTGTTTTTGAAGATTGTAATGTTGGTCTTTCTTATAACGATAAGTATGATCAAGATGCACACATATTTTTTAAAGATTTTAATATGAAAGTAGAATTTGAATACTTGTTCGAAGATATAAACCAACCTGTAATTCCAACTCTTCAAGATATATATTCTGGTGCAAACTTAATAATTAGTAAACTAAGTAATTGTGTTTTATAGATATTTTTCTTTCTCTCGCACCTTTGTGGTAAGTTACAAGGACTATCTTAAAGATAGTCCTTGTAACTTGATTCACTCTTAAAATCCTTGAATGTTTTTATACTTGTATTAATCCATATCCTTTCCACGTTCCTGGGCTTCCTGCTGTAATACATACCCAACCAATATAACCACCAGCAGTTGGAGCAGAATTTAATACGATTTCATTTTTAGCCCAGTAGCCTGTAGTAGGCGCGGCTGCACCATATGTTACTCCTCTACCACGTTGTTTAGATGTTAGTTTATTTTGTGCTATAGCAGTATATTTTTCTTGTGGAAAAACCTCGCTTATTACAAAGGCATGAACATAACACTCGAAAGGTGTTCCTGTAGCGTCTAATCCATATGCTTTAACTGTATTTACTCCATTTGCTGGAGGAGTAAAAGGTACTCCATTTGTAACAGTTAATGAGCCACATTTTATCGATGTAATGCCACTTCCAGCAATTGTAGTGCTTGCTAAATCTATTACATATTGCTTGGTATTATCAAGAGTTATGTCTTGCTTCATACCATAAGTATTGTCACCAGCGGTTGTACCTGCTATTTTATAGCCTTGATTAGCAAAATCCCATCCTTGAAATTCTGCTGAACGATTAGAGACCCATGCCGCTGGATTTAGTGAATTGTCCCCACGTATTATAGGTACAATTGCTTCTCCGTATTTAAGACCAACATTATTATTGTTGCCGAAAGCGCTAAAATATTTTGGATCTGTACCATAGTTTGAAAGTAAACCCACTCTCTTAGCTAAAACATCTGATTTATTATCTCGTACATATCCTCGGTCAGCTGCAGGGATTAGCCCAGTGAAAGTTACTTCCACACCATCGGTGTCAAGGTTGTTTGAGTAGGAATACAGATCTTGCACTTCACTATCAATTGCATAACATCCTTTTATAAAATTACCCTCAAAGTAGCATCGATATAATGTAATTGCACAAGCGTTCAAGTAAATACCATAATCGCAATATTCTGCTACTATCTTAAATGAACTTCTGTATAACTTTCTAGCATCTATACCTCTTATACAAGATGAAACATAAATATCATTCATAGTTACCGTTGTACCAAATGATAAGTTTTCGGCGTCTCTATCAAATATTACAGCCTTACCACAGCTAACAAGATAGGCGAAATTATACGTGAATTGTATAGGATTGATAACTGTAAGTCCACCTTCTAACCCAAAACCTATTATGTTTACATTGTGCCATTCTGAAAAGCCTATAGAGCTTATTGGTGTTTTTGCATAATAAAATCCTCTAGTACCAAGTCCATCAGTTTTGTTTCCTTGATTCTTTATCGTGATATCTCTACAAGATACAAAGTGTTGCTTAACTGTAACTGCTGTTGTACCGCTCTTGGCAATTATCTGGTCTTGTGTGCCCCTACCAACAAATGTTACATGTTCTTTATCTACAATAACGTCACCTACTAAGAATTTCCCCGGGCAGTATATAATTCCACCATCAGAAGGTAAACTATCCACAGCGCTCTGCATCGCTAGCGAAGCGTCTAATACTCCGAGGGGGTCGGCTCCAAAGCCTGTTACTAAGTTGACTATATTTGTCACAGTTCCAGCCAAATGCGTGTCATACCCATCTAGCCTGTCACCAAGTGTAGCTTCTCCTCCTCTAGCATCTATAAGCTCTTGGGCAGCTGCTTCACCTTCAATCGGCGTGGTTATTATTGTACTTACTCTTTCATCTACGGTATCTACAAAGCCCTTCAGCTCGTTGTAATTATCATAGTCCTTCTGAGCTAGGTTATTAAAATTGGTATTAAGAATACTCTTAAAATCAAGATTTAGAAATAAGCCGATTTGGGCTATGACTGCTTTTATATTCAATTAAACCAGCCTCCTTTACAAGTATAAATATCTAAATATTAAAGTCACTGTACAGTTAAGTCCAGCGCCTGTTATTTGTAATTGATTGTCTCCATGCACAAACTCAATATAATCTCCTGCGATATTGTTGTTTACATTGTCAGTGCCTTTTACGGCTTGTGGTTTGCTGCAGTCTATATCTATTGTTCCTGATGCCGATGCAGCTCCGTAGGTGAGTGTTTTACCATTGGTTGTAAATGATATATTTGTGAGTACTCCTGTTATACGGATAATAGGTTTCACAAACCTTCCAGGATTATATATGTTCAGTGTAGTTGCTCCGGTTATGTTGAACACTAAAGGCACCATATCAAGTTTATAACCATATCCAAGCGTTAGTCCTTGGTCAAACTGTATCTGTTCTGTAGAGTCCACAACAGAGTATGCGTATGGTCTGGACTTCCATCTTACTGTAAACTTCCTTAATGAAACAATCAGATTTTCAAGGTCTAGCTGGTTTACAACTCTGGCCATATAAAAAACAGCAGTCTCATCATCATAGATAAGCTGCTGCTCTCCGCATGCAAGCCAATTTGCAATTTCATGGGCTTTTATTCTCAATAATGCCATGTTCCGCTCCTGCAGGCTAAAACCTATGTCATGTGGTCTGGTCTTATACTTCGTCCTGCCTTCAGGGTTACTATCGGAATAATCAAATTCACCGTCTGTTCCTGCTGCCTCTTCTACTATAATCTTGGACTCTGGGAGGATAGGACGGTTTTTGCTTTCCATTATCAAGCCAAGGTCCTGATAACTATGTAAACCATTGAATTTTACTCCATTACGCATTTATCCATCATCCTCCTACTTCAGGTTTAGAGCTGTGTTGAAAAGCTCCTGGGTATAGTCAATTGCTTCATCTTTGCTATTAATGATCTTGTCTCCGTAATCATTCACATGAATGTTTGTTCCACCGCCTGTCGGTGTGGCACCAGATTCTTGCGCCATGGCGCCGCTCGGTATTTGCAATTTTGTAATCTCTTGTACCATTGTTTGGATCTTCTTAGTAACTTCTTCAATAGCGCTTGCTGATATGAATGCATAATCGCTGATATTGCTGAGTATTGTCTTTTGAGCTAAGTCAAGCTTATTATAGTCCTCATTCAGTATTTCAAGCTTTCTAAGCCTTTCTGTTTCCAAGCTATCTCTCTCTGCATCAACCTCACTGAGCTCTTTCTTTTTCTCAGCAGCCCGATGCTCTTTTGCTATATCCTGGTTAATACTCTTTATTTCATCTCGTATTCTTTTCAGTCTGTCTTGACCTTCCCGAGATGCAGCATTTTCATATTTTTCTTCTGCATCCAGCAGTTCTTTGAGCTTTTCTGCTCTGTCTTGCTGCTTCTCTTCTCGGTCAATCTCATCATAATAATCCTCAATTGCCTTTTTCCGAGCATCATAAGAATCTTTTATATTCTTCTCCTCGTCTACGAGAGCAGCTTTTCTGGCATCCAATCCAGCTTTTTCAGCTTTTATACTATCATCTATTGCATCCTCAAGCATGTTCTTCCGTACAGTAAATATGTTCTTATCAATATCCCTGATCTGGTTTTGATATTCCTTATAATCTATAACCCCATCTTTGTAATACTGATCAACATAATTCCTTATACGTTCATATGCTGCAATTTCCTCATTTGCAGTTAGTTTGCTGTAATACTTTTGTTCTGCTATCCACATATCGGAAAATTTACGGCGTTCTTCAAAGGCTTTTTTAGCCTTATCTTCTACATCTTTTTTATCACTTCCCGCTAATGGTGGTGGAGTATATGGAGGCGGTGCGTATGGATCTGTTTCAGGAGGACCATATTTGCTTGTATATTCAGCTGAAAAATCAAAAGAATCACGAATTGCTTTATCTGCATCAGCGATTGCTTTATCTGTTTGAATTATGCTATCTTTTATTTTTGACAGCTGCTGTTCTGTCTTAATTAGCCCTAGAAATGCATTTGGATCATAATTATAACCTCTTGCACTGTTACTGCCATTTTTATTTTTATCATCTAGTTCTTCCTGCTGCTTTGTCAGTTCTGACAGCTCAGCGCTAAGTTTTTGTTTCTGATCTCTCAGGTCCAAAAGACTTTCCGCTGCTGCTGTAGCTTTTTTTTCGCTGGCCTTAACAAGGAGCAGCTGCTTGTATGCTTCTATAGCATTTTGCACAACACCTATCTGCTTATTGAGTTCACCTGTCTCTGCGTTGATTGAAAGCGCTAGATTCGGTATTTTGATGTTAAGCTGGTCCACAATGGCAGCCATCCGCTCTTTGTCTTGAGCTGTTTTGTCAACCTTCTGACTCAGGTTATCCAGTTCCCCGACAAGTCTATTAAGTATCTCAACTTCTCCCAGTTGTCTATTCTCTTGACGTTCAGCAGCTTTAATGTTTCTCTCGTACTCATCTGTGAGCTCTGCGGTCTTTTCTACAAGCTTATCAGTTTCAGTAGCTGCATCGCCAGCTATTACATTGTAGGCTATTATTCCGGTTATTACTGCAGCAACGGCTGATGCAAGCAACACCCATGGATTCACATTCAACATTGCATTTAATGCCGCTGTCGCAGTGCTGCCTGCTTTAACTGCGGTTGTATAGGTTTCTAAGGCATCTGCTACTGCCATTACAGTACCTGATATAGCCATTGAGGTTTTAAAAGCTACTACACCCGCTCCCGCTGCAAGTAAAACTTCTTTCATTTCCCACAGCACCATAATTGCTTCCGCACCCGTGGAAACAAAATCAGCAATGTTCCTTCCCCAATCTGCAGCGATATCTCCAAGTTCTCCACTCTGGGCCATTCTGTTTATTTCATCAGTTAGATCACCTAGGGAGCCCTTAAGATAATTGAAGCTGTTTTCCCCTACCTCACGAGCAAATATCCCGAAATTATCCTTTAGTGTAGATAACATCCCTGTCATAGTTTGGCTTTGTTTATCCATCATACCGAAGAATTTGCCACCTGCAGAAGTCATTCTCTCCAGGGCAGCAGTAACAGCATCTGCTCCTACCTTCCCATCCGAAACCATTTCACGCATTTCAGCTTCTGTTACACCATACATTTTAGCCAGTTCTGCAAGCAGTGGAACCCCATTTTCTGCAAACTGCCTCAATTCAGTACCATACAAACGCTGACTTGAAACAACTTGGCCATAGGCAAGAGATATTCTATCAAGCTTTTCAGCATTGCCCAAGGATATATCGCCTAACATTGGAAGAACCTTTGCTGTTTCTTTTACTGCTACCCCATAGGCTAAAAGCCTTTGTTCTGCTTGAACCATCTGAGGAAGTTCAAAAGGAGTAACAGCTGCAAATTGTGTTAACTCCTGCATCCGTTTTTCAGCATTATCGATGCCGCCCAGTAACACTTCAAAGGATGTCATGTATTGCTCAAATTGAGCATTATCACCAATCAGAGCCTGATAAAGGCTTTTACCGGCATATCCTACGGCAAGCCCTTTAAGTAAAGTATACACATTCAGGAGATTTCCTGTATTTGTAACAACATTCCGTGTATTTTGCGCATTTTGAGCGAGGGCTTTGTTATGCTTTTCAACCTCATCATTGGTCTGCTTTACGGCTACTTTTAGTTGATTTTCGGCTTTCTGGCTGTCAAGAAGCTTATTATTCCATGTTTGTACTGCTTTACCCAATCTATCATAGATATTATTTGTTATATCCAACTCTTTTTTCAATTTTTGTAGCTCTTCTTTTGAAGCATTTTCACTTTTGGCTACTTTCTCATATGCCTGTCTTGCCGCTTCTACTCTGAAGCCTGCATCAGTATAGGCTTTAGCTGACTGTTCTACTGCTTCCTTGGCTTTTGCTGTGATTGCCCTTTGTTGCTCAGCTTGCTTTGAATATCCAGCAATCTTATTTGCCGCCAAATCTAACTGATTGCCGTTGGCTTGTATAGCAAGATTTGAAACCTCAAACTCCTTTTTTGTAGTTTTGAGGGCATCATTCATCTTTTTAATTTCAGCTTGAAATGCTGATGCTTGGAAACTTAAACTGATATTTGGATTCCTTGACATATCCTCACCTACCTTTTACAACAGTCCCATTATTGCGCCGTCTTCGTCTTCCAGCTCTTTGTTCTTTTCCGCATTATCACTCAAGATAATCCACAGTAGTGTATCAAGATCCTGCTTGTCTACTTCTGATGGCATTATATTCATTTTAAGAAAGCTTTTATATAAATCTCTTAAACGCCCACATCCTCCTTTTGCTCCGGTTGCGGGCTGGACAAGTTTTTTATTTCTACATCAATTCCCAGATACATATCAAGGATTTTGTTAATAGCTTTTTTCAGTACTTTAATATCAATTTCGGTGTCGATTTTCTCTTCTGTCAAGATAGTCCCTTCGAACATCTTTACAAGAGCAGTTCTTGCTCCTGTGGCCAAGCCACCGTCTCTGTATCTTTCATCATCAACAAGGCACGCATGCTTGAAGGTGAATGGTTGTGAAACAACTTGAGTACCTTTATATTCAATTAAAATCGTCTTTTGCATAATCTCATTCCTCCATAATATGAGTAAGGGCAGGTTGCCCTGCCCACTCATTAGCTTATTTCTACAAAATCAGATCCATCCCAATAGTGGAAGGTATCATCAGTAGTCAGATGATATATTATGCCTGCTGTACCAGTGCCAGGCAACGCTCCAACAGATTCAACATCTGCAGGCTGACCATATACTTGACTTGCCACATTTGCAAGAGTCTCTAGCTTTGCTTTTGTGAAGAATGTTGCAGCAAAATTCGGGTCACTGGATTTTACTGAGTAAATCCAAGCTCCGTCAGCTGTTCTGGTAATGGCTGCGCCACCCAAGCTGTCATACTGTGGATTGACACTGTCAACTGGTTTTGTATCTGCAGTACTGTTTGAAGGTTTAAATTTCACCTTGAACAACCAAACATACAATCCTACGTTACTATTCTTAAATGTCCTCATATAACCGAATGCTACATTGGGAGCATTATCAAATGTGCCTCCGTAGGCACCACCATCAGTGTCTACTGGACGCCCTAGCAATATGGCCTCCTCTTGGGGAGTTATTTCTGAACGCTGCATTACAATATCGGCACCTAGGCATTCGGAGATTTCTTCGACAATTATATCATCGCCAGGGACCTGCACATTGCTGACCTTCGGGTTTACCTGTACTTGCTGCATATTGGCCAGTGCTACAGGTGCGTTGTATACTGCTGCGCCTTCTACGTCTGATGTCTGGACTGCGTAATACGCTTTCTTTAAACCTATTTTAGGCATTATAAATCACTCTCCTGTTCTATTTTAAATGTTTTTCTATTTCTTGAAGTAAAGCTTTTTCCATTGGTGTGCTTGCTACAGCTCTTGCTGCGCGCTCTGCCTTCTCTAGAAACTGCTTTCCATGGATTGTTATTGTACCCTTTTCAAGGTACCAAAGGTAAACGAATTTTTTGCCCTCAGCACCAATTATTCTGTATTTACTACCTTTTCTGGACTTTTTGGTTTTTGACACTATAATGTTATCCTTGGCATGTGGATGTCTGCGCTTTTCTTCTGGTGTAGTCTTGTCTACCGGCATATGGATTTGAAAAACCCTTCGTGCCGGTTCACTACCTGCATTAAGCACTTTTTCAGCTATCTGGTCCGTATCAGCTCCCAGACTTTCAATCTGTTTTATCAGTTCAGTAAATTCCGTAATATCAAAGCCATTTTTCATACAGTCACCTCATATGGAATCATTAACGATTTCCCAAGTCCATAAGTGACGTATATACCCTGAGTCACGAATTTTCTCTGTTAAATCCCATTGCCAAACCATTTCATCAATGTTCACAGAATTGAGCAATGTTTGTATAGCATCAAACATAGGATCAAACTCCGTTTTAGTAAAATATTCAATTGTCCCTCTGATTGTTTGCATCACTACATGATTGTCGGCCGTATGTGACTGGCCTTGCCCTTCTTCAGCCCATACAATGTAATTGCCTTTGGCTTTGCTAGCTTCATAGTGGAATGTTTCAATGCCAGTGCTAAGAAGTATGTCTCGTAGATCAACTAATTTCATACTCTTCCACCAACCTTTCGAGAGACAGATCCATTGATAGTGGTAATACATCTGGTGGATATTGAACCTGCTTAATTTCATACTGCCCATCTACTAAAACTGCAACATCCTGTGAGGAAACCGACTGTATTCTTGGAACACGTATCATTCGGTCTATCTTAATTTGATATTGCTTTGCTGACCAAAACCTTCCCATGCCAACTATGCGCTCTTCAAAACGCAAAGCTTCAACTTTCGGTGGTATTTTTAAGCCTTCCTTAGCCATGTTGCCAGACTCCCCTATGTTATCAACACTGTATATGCTGACAACTCCATCATTAAACGTCTGAGTTTTCTGCTTCATAGGCCGCCACCTCCGTCTCGATTTGAAGAGACAGTAATTCTGCTAAGTAGTTATTTTGAAAGTCTGCCAATGCATTTGACCTTACATACCTACAATAATCCATTAAGAGTTCCCTAGGCTTATCTTCAATGGTATAATCAAGCTCTGCTCCTGCAGCTTTGTTTATATATTTCATCCCACGTGCAATTATGCCGGAGAGTTTTTCATCTCCGGCTGCGTCAACCCATGTTATGTCAAGGTAGCTACGGACTGCCTCAAGCAATCCTGTTGGCAGTGCCATATAAGCTCACCCCCGAATTATGACTTAGTAACAATTACAGTGTAAGTTTCAGTATCTGTACCACTTACAACTGTTATTTCAACAGTATTTCCACCAGCATCCCATGTTGCAGCAGTTCCGTTAACATGAGCTACACCATTAAGCTCTATAGTGATTTCTGCTTCACCATCTAGTGCAAGAGCTGTTATTGTATTTGTTGCATTTGTGGTTGCTGCTGTGTAGTTGTGAGTGGACTTATTGAATATTGGCACTAAATCCAATGCTCCAATGGTTAAGCTAGCTAATCTAGCATCATATATTGGGTATATTGGCAATGCATCACCTTCTGTATTTGTAACAAATACTTGATGTGCTGCAGGCTTTAATCCAGATATATCAGCATAAACAAATGCTGTATTATCAAGAGGCTCACCATGGCCATAAAGCTTAACAAGGTAAATTCTTTCATCTTCAAGGAACTTGTACTCATCAGAGTACTCAATCTTTCCACTCTTAGCTGTACCAATTCCCATAAAGTACCTCTTAGCAAGTCCAAAGATTGCTTTTCCTACAGGTACTTGCGTAGATTGAACAACTGTAGTGGGGAATGGGAATACATTGTTTACATATGTTCCATCTGCTGAACGAATAGTAGTAGCTGGCATTACCTTTTGAAGGTAATCAACTGGATTTACTATAAGTATTACCTCTTTTACTACCCTTGATTTGCCATTAGGTCCAACTGCCATTCCAGATATAAGTATTCCGTATGATACAGGATCAAGGCTTTCGACCGCAACAGTTGCCTTTACCGGATATACGCCATCAGTTACAGTAACGCCTTCTCCAACTTGTCTGTTCATTCCGATTGGCATATCCTTACCAGTGCCTACGATTATTCCAGATTCTAATCCATTAGCTGCAGATTCTCCAAGTATTGCTCTTGTATATCTATCTAACCATACTGGACCAAGATCAAGCATGGATTTAGCAACTGGTAAGAACGCTGACAGTTTGTGAAGCGTCATAGGGATTTTCTTAAATCCAGAAGTCAATTCCTTTACAATTGTTGCAGTCAAAGTTCCCCATGTAGCAAGTTCTGTTCCATTTGTATTTACAAGGAACTCAATCAGGCCGCTAGTGTTTTGGAAGTTGATTGCTTCCAACAAAGGATGAGTTGCAACTAGATCTTCAAATACAGCGTCAATAACTGTCTTTGGCATCACTACATCTAACTCCGTAAGCGCCTGTTTAGGATTACTGGAATTCATAGCTTCTATAACTTTCTGATAGTAGTTATTTTCATCAGAGGTAAGTTGTCTAACTCCTCTGCCTACCAACACTGTGTTATCTGCAGCTTGGATAAGACCTTTTGCTTCTTCCATTACAGCTGCTTGAATATTCTCAGTGAACTCTGTAAAAGCTTGTGCAAAAGCAGTTTCATCGCCATCCTTCATGGCTTGGTTCAGTTTGTTCATGATCTCGGCTTTCTTAGCTTGCAGCAAGTCAAGATTTTTCATTGCAAATACCTGTAGATCCATTTGGAATAGTGGTTTAAATATTTTTTTCATCTTCACTTTCTCCTTTAAATTAAAATTAGCGGAACAATGCCGCCATTAATTTGAGTGTATTGTTTTCCTTAGGTGGTTCTGGTTCCTTTGGTTGTGGTGGTGGAGTTTTCATCTCCTGTAACAAAGCAACAAGTTGCTTATTCTTTGTCATAATAGATTGATTGATTTCTTTTAAAGCTTCAGCAGCTTTTGTCATGTCAACTTGCTTATCGGATATTTCATCAGCTAGTCCATATTCTAGGCATTGTTCTGCAGTTAACCATGTTTCCGCATCCATGATAGCCCTTAACTGTTCTTCATTGAGCTTACCATTTGCCTTTTCAAGATATGCTTGTCTGTTCCCCGCCATTATCGCATCCAAATCATCTGCATTTTTTCTATGAGCCCTAGCATTACCTACAGACCAGTTCCACATATCATGTAACATTTGCATAGTTGGTGCTGCCATTATAACCTTGTCACAAGCAGTCAAAAGAAAAGATGCAGCAGAAGCTGCAAATCCATCTACATATCCGGTTACATATGCTTGATGTCTTTTTAGTTGGCTATGTATACCCATTGCCTCCTTAACATCTCCACCATAACTGTTTACATAGAGATTTATAAACTTTGCATCAGGGTATTTCGCTAGTTCCTCTCTAAAGTGTTGAGCAGAGGTTTCGCTAACAATCTTTTCATCTGACCACCAATCATAACTATCTGGTTTTATACTTTCATAGATATACATTTCCAAGGTCTCTAGTTGTGCCGATTGTTTTAATTCCCAGATTGTTTTTCTCAATTCGTATCACCTCCTCCCATAGCCGCTAACAAGTCAGCAATTGTTGAATAGTTTTTAGTCATGAAATGTTGCTTTGCCCATGCTTCATCTATTTCTGGTTCACCCACTAGTTTACGAATATCATTGATGCAGAAGGCTCCTGAAGCAATAAGCTTGTCTATTGCAGTAGATACACTTAGCAGATCAACATGTTTGATTGCCTTAGTATCAATCTGAACATAAGTGCCTTGGATGAATGCATCTCTGCCGCTTCGTTTGCGATTAATTTCTTCCTGCAGCATGTCACATAACGGATCAACGCAAAAAGTCAACAATTGATCTACTACATCTTTTACACCCTGTACATCGCCTCGAATTAATGCCGGATGCATCCCAAAACCTTTTGCAGTGAAATCTGAAATATCATCAATCATTGCCCTAATATCCCTGGTACTTTCACTGGAGTATGTCTTTGACCCTATATCTGTATAGCTCTGGCCTTTACCAAGTGGAATGATGGCATCGGATGTCTCCATAAAGTTTTTGAATTTTTTACTGATGAGTTCATCAAAGAATATTCTTTCCTGTGAACCTGCAACTGGCAATGTTTCATAGTTAAATGTACCCTTTGTTCCTCGGGATTTTTTGTAAGACTTCATGCCATGAGCGATTAATTTTGAGTAGCTTTCATACAAGCCCGCTGTTACCCTTCTCATATCACATTCAGACAACTTAAAGTAAAGTACCTCAGATTGTACAAATGGTCTATTGAAAGTAAAATCCCCTACTGTAACTTGAGTGAATACATCACTATATAATGCATAAGGTTTTCTTATAAAACTGTCTGCAACAAGTAGTTGTCCCTTCTGCTCAATGATTAGGCATTCATTTTTACTATAGAGCTGTGCTAACCATTTATGAATAAATCCACTGGAGTTTTGGTTTAAATTTGGCTCAACATTCCAGAGATAATATTCAGGTCCCTTTTTTTCTTCGCCATTCACATAGGTTTTAAACTCACATTTACTTACGGCATTTGCAATTATATTCACCGCTGACCAAAATGCCATCTCTCTGAAATATACATCTGCCATCAAAACATTGTATTCATCCATATATTCTTGGAGTTCATCTCCACTCAGCGGCACTGAGCCTAACCCGAATTTACAACTTAACCACGATATAAGTCCCAATATCTCACCTCCTTAACATGTAATAACCGGCAGGTCATCAAATGTACTGCCGGCTTCATCAAGTTCCTCTTCAATAACCATCGAGTGTACCAAGGCCATGAATGGATCTGTCTTTCTGCTTTTAGGTTCAATCTTTGCATAATAGAAATTGCCTGTTTGTGTACCATCCTTTTTACCAGCAGGCATTTTTTTGGTATTGTTTGTAGCCCATCTAAGAGGTGGGTAATCTCCCCAGGTAAATTGATGCCGCGTGAAGCTGCTGTCAATCACTGTCTGAACCTTGTAAATATCGTTTGGCCTAACAAGCTTTACATTCTTGTTCTCATTGGCATCAAATCCGATTTTTTTCAACTCTGCGGATACTAGGGCATAACGGTTATTATCTACTGCAATCTTCTTGATGTTGTACTTCTGAGCTTTTTCAGCGATATAGTCGCAAAGCAGTTTTGGGTGAATCTCTACATCATCAACACTTGTGATATACTCAGCTCGCTCCCATTCTTCCCATGGCACGGTCAACCGCTTCAAGTCCGCAGACTTTAGGCACAACCACGAGTGATTAATATCGTATCTTTCTTCACCCTTCTTAAAGTGAAAATTCACGCTTGCCCAGTCGTTTATTTTTGCATAATCTATACCCACTGTACATGACCAACCTGCCATATCCGGCAGCGGCTTGTTTGTAGGTACGATATTCTTATCATAGTCAGTAACAACAATCTCTGCATTTGACAATGGCCAGTTCATACGCTTTGTATAAAATTCACTTTTTATTTCAGGATCATAATCCATTTTCATGAATTCTTCTTCCATAGTCTCTTGCAGTACTGGTAAGTATTTTAACGAAGGATTTGCTTTGTGCCACATACGAGGGTTTAATACTTCTTCTTCAGAATTTACACGGTATAGCAGCGGCAAAATCTTTGAATTTTTGATTATGCCCCTCAAAATGTCATAGCAAATTTTTAATTCCTTATCCAAAACTCCATCCCTGACATGGCCATTTGTGGTAATCTTAAAGGTCCTGGAATGCTTCCTTTTACCAAACCCGCTTGTAAATACATTAATCATTGCATAGGTCATATACTCATGTATTTCATCGAATATCAGGCAGGCTGACCGCTTACCATCTTTTGTCTTTGCATTGGATGTATGATATCTTATTACAGATCCAGTCCTAAGATTCTTGATAATTTCTTTGCTTTTGTAAAAGAACTTTTTCAGTTTTATCCAGAATTTTTCAAGCACATTATATATATCAGCAAATGAGGTTTCGGCTTGATCCTCACTGTTTGCAATAATATCCACATTGTACTCTTTAATTCCGTGATAGTGAGTTGTCAGATACCAGGCCACCGGTGAAATAAATCCGTTTTTGCCATTGCCTCTGCCCATCATGATGATAAAACTATTAAATACCAAAGTGTCATTACCGTAATAGCAATGTATCAAAGCAAATAAAAAGAGCTCCCAATCGAATAACTGAATTTCAAAATACCGCTCTGTTAATTCCACGGCTTTTTCGATCTTTTCATTATCGATGAAAACTCTATCATCATTTAGTTTTTCTTCGACGATATGCATAGCTAATATGATTTCGTCTGACGATATTATCTCCCCACTGTATATTCCATCTATGTAACTATCAATAAAAGGATGGTAATTACATTTCCTCGTTTTCATCAGGATCACCACCCGTTTGCGTTGGTTTTATTCCCAATTCCGCCAGAAGCTTAAGCATTTGTCCATTAACCTTAATACTCTGCTCGACAGACTCATTTTTCTTGTGACCTTTCTGTCCTCCGCCATTGTCATACTTAACATTTACACCACGCTTCTGAATATCATCAGTCAACAGAGACTTTGTTACCCACATATCCATATAGTCTCGCACTAAATCAGTATAGTATTTTCCTGTAGTACCATTTCTGTCGAGTTGGTCTAGTAAATCCTGTTTGATTTCTGCAAATAATTCTGACTCCAAATATTTCCTAACACAGACTTTTACTGCCATACCCCCACCCCCCCCTCATGTGAGATTTTGAAAATTTCTCTTTTGTCTTAAACCCACCCGAGTCAAGCCATACCGTATTAAAATGCGTTTTTATTTGACCGGGGGTATATATTACCATCTCTCCACAGTCAAAGGCTTCACATTCTTATTAACTCTATAACCATGCGCCTTCTCATGGCAATCATGGCACAAAGGAATCAAGTTCTTATACTCTTTACCCATGTATATATATGTCTTGCTCAATGCCAGCTCAGGATGCTTCTTAACATACTGCACATGATGTACCGTGTTAGCTTTAGTATAGAATCCTTTAGCTTTGCAATGCTGACATTCATGTTTATATTCATCTAATACTTCTGCTCTAAGGCGTAACCACTCGCTTGATGTATAGAAAGCATGCAAGTTGTTTGTATCTATAAGTGAGTTTATCCACTGACATACTACAACTTGATTGCTTAAATCCAATTTAATCAACTCCAAAATAAAAAGAGCCTTTTGGCTCTCTCCATTATTTTTCATTCCATAGAAGTATTTTTTTTAATTTTTCTTCAATTGCTTTATTGTTTTCACTAATTACAGTCGCTATTGCATCTCTTAAATTATTTGCGGATATTGCTTCTCCTGATATTATTCCTTTATCCTCAAGTTTTTGAATAATTTCGTCTTTTGATAACCCAAGATTATTCATTTCTATCACCTCCCTTCAATCACCATATTCGGCAATCGAAAGGAAATTCCTTCTACATTAGGCTACTCACATCTTATACAACATAATTGCTGCAAGCACTACATTTAATGCAGTCAAACCAAGTATTACCCATGTTAATCTAAGCATAGATTTAGACAATTTAGTACTTCCCTTATCAAATCTATCCATAATCTCATTTAGCTTTTGGACTTCATCTTTGATATTCTGTTCACCTCTTGAAACATTTAGCTGTCCACCACTCATGCTATCACTCCTTAGTTTGTATTAGTCTTGTATACGATATTCTACAAACAGAAGTAGATTCCTTCAATAAAAGGGCTCGACACGGAGGAAGGTGCCAAGCCCCCAAGCTATCTGTTCTTAAAGCATTTGCTAAACGGACAGTAGAAACTTAATCCAGTCCAGGTACTCCAAATGCAGCCATAACATTTGTGTTGTTTGTTATCATCCATAGGATCATCTCCAATAGAAAAAGCCCGCCTATTAAAAGCGGGCCTCTTGTTAATTATTTTCCTGTACAGCTATTATTAAAATTCTATACAGTTTTGACAATACTATTATATAACGCTTATAAATCATTGTAAAATCATCTTTATTGCAATGATTTGTCAAGTGCTTAACGCATCTGTATCCCAGACATACCAAAGATTAGAACACTCAATTGTCTTATCATTTCATTTGCCCACCTTCTTGCAGTTGCTTCACTTATATGAAACTGATCTGCTACATTTGCGAACTCTTCATCATGGAAATATACCTGTTTCATCAGCCTATACTTTTCATAGTTGTCTTCTTTTGTTGCTTTTATGGATAGAAGCTTTAGGTTGGTATCAATATGTGACATTATAACTATTGTTGCAACTCTGCTTCTCTTTATTGAGCTAATAAATATATCAGGTGCTAATTCGAGCATGTCCATGTCGTATTCATTTTCAAAGTAAGGATCTGCACCTTCTAGGTCAATATCATCTATCGAGTCAATTACATCTTGTGCGCAATCCTTAGCTTTAGCAATATGGTTCTTTAAATCATCATAATTTTCAAGAAGCAGCTTTGTTCTCCCAAACCAATAATTGCGATCTTTCCGATTTTGCTCTTTAGCATATTCTTTTAAGACTTCACTTGCTGCTATCTTTGCTATATCAATTAGCTTTTGCTCCTGGTCACTTACTCTGTTTTTTGTCATACAGTCCTACCTTTCTACCTTATCGGTAATTTGTCTATCAATTAATTTATACTTCCTACAACCTTCATCATTCTCAAGGCATTGATTTTACTATGTTTATTATATATATATTTCTTTTTGGTGAAGATTGGTGAAGGTAAAATATAAAAGTACTATAGGAAAAATAATATAAAAAAGTTATAGAAACTGAATCACCATGTACACCAATTCGAAATTTTTATCCTTCTAAGTTTTAGTAATCTCAATGCTTTAAAGGCATTGGTGAAGATTGAAAAATATGGTGATGTACATGATGAAGTTCATCACTTTCTCCAAAATGTTGGCTGCAATGCATCCTCCATTTCTTCAGGAGTTGCTACCCCAATTCCAAGCCAATTGTATCTTCTGCTCCTGGTTATTTCCTGAATAAAGCCTTTATCTCTCATTGCTCTGACAAAGCTCTTGGAAGTAAGAGGTTTATAATTCGATTCCTCACACCATCGCTCATATTCACTATACAATTGGTTTCCCGAACACCTCGCCCTCTCCCCAACCACACAACAAGTAGAAATAAACTCACCAAACATATCCTGATCCTGCTTATATTCATCAGTAGCAGCTAACACACTTGATGGCGGCTTAAGTCCTTGTTTCTGCCATTCAATGCAGCCTTCCACAGCCCAACGCAATATAGCTGGGTATTCTTTTTTAAGTTTCTCAGGTAGCTTAACATCCTTCTCTTTATCTGAGATATATGCATTGAAAGGTACTATCCTGATTCTACGCCATATTCCTATGTCTGTACCCTTGATGATGGGCAAGTGGTTTACTGCCATCCAAATCTTAAATACAGGCTTGTACTCAAATGCATCTGCATAAAGTCTCTTGGCCACAATTAAATCACTGCCGGTGAGCTTCTTAACCAGAGCTTCATTCAACCTTACACCATCATTAGTCTCAACTGTGGTTACCAATCTTGAGCCCTGCAGCATAGCAACCTCATTTGATGAATTCTGATTGTTTCTACGCTCAGTAAAGAGCTCCATATCAGCTGTCTTTGAGTAATCACCCAGGATGTCACTCAACACATTAAACAAAGTTGACTTTCCATTACTGCCGGTACCATGGCACATAAAGAAGCATTGTTCTGCAGTAGATCCAGTGAGACTATAACCGACAGCTCTCTGGATGAAACTGATGAGCTCTTTATCGCCACAAAATATAGAATTCAGGAAAGTTTCCCATACAGGAGCTTTTCCAGTTGGGTCATATGAAATAGGAGTAATCTTAGTAATCATATCCCCTCTATCATGCTCCCGGAGCTTTCCTGTCTTAAGGTCAATCGTTCCATTATCGACGGCTAAAAGCCAATTACTCTTGTCAAATTCTAATGGATCCACAGGCACACCTGTCAAACTTCTTGCTTGTTTTATCATTGCTTCCATCTTTGCACTGTCACAGCTCTTGCGCGCATGCTTTAATATAGAATCTCTCTTCTCATCCGGAGCGTTGAAAGCCTCATGGATGATTGCTCTTGCTGTCTGTCTTGCCATCTCAAATATCTCACCTTTGTTATCCATGCGCCATCGGTTTTTATCCCACACAAGCCATGACTTAAAGGGAAAGCAATACCTTAATCCTTGGCCAAACTTCGCAATTAATCTTTCTGCATTGCCGATATCATCCAAGGAGAATGCTTTAGGCTTTTCCTTTTCTTTATCCTTCAGCAGATGCTCAAAGCCATCATCATAATCTGGAGGGAAATGCTCTTCTTGTACAACTTGCACCGGATTAGATTTCTTTTGAGTTCTTTCCTTTCGAGGTTCATAGACCTTATCACACTTATCAATTGCCTCCTGGATGGTGACGCTGCCATAAGTTCCCCCAGGGCGGCGCTCATCCCACTTCTCTCTATACAAACCTGATCTGCAAAATATCCTATTCATTAGATCAGCATCATTTCCTGCCCAGAATGCAAGCATATTACATAGTGCCATATCTGCTTCACTCTGGCTGCTGTATAAGCCATTCCAATTACCATTCATTAGGCTTTCAAATCTGCTACCATTCTTTGAAGCTATAGCCTTTTCAATAATGGTATCATCAGAAAGCCCAAATACAGAATCATCACTTTTATGTACAGTTTCATTGTTTTTTGATACATTTTTAGATGATCTCTGCACATTTATATACTTTTGGTGTACGATAGCCAGCTGCTCAGTACATTCATGAATTGTGTCTTTGTCATCGATAATGTCACCGGTCATGATGAAATATCTGCCCTTATAGTACAACTCATATTTACCATTACGAGCTCTTCCATCAGGAACGGTACCTTTACAAATTACATGAACTCCCTTACCGCTGGCACTCACTTCTGTATAACTATCTAGTGTATTAATAATATCCTGCGCCTCAGGCGTAAGCTCTCCAGTCTCCTTATCACGGCATCCGTCAATATCAAACCCAGCATAACCGGACCCCTCAAACTGAAAGCCGACACCTAATAAGGTTTTATCTTTTTTCAATCTATCCATTGCCTGTTTGAAGCTTCCCCAGGTATCAGGTTCATTTGACATTGCATTGTTACCGGTCTTTGGATTCTTAGGAACTTTTGTGGGCTTGCCTTTACGGTCCTCCATGGTCCAACAAACCCACCTATTTAACTGCCTTAATTCATTTGGTATGTTTATAAATTGTTGCATTCTTTGTTTCTCACCTGCCTTTGCGCTTATAGTTAAAAAATATTTTTTTGGAATCATTTAACAATTTAATATAGTTTGATATTATAAATATAGGATGGTCTCGTGGTAGATTCGCAAAAGGAGTCTGATAAATTGAAAAACCTTGAGTTTGTTAGTATCATACTAAGTATTATAGCTAACACCTTAATCATAATGACTACACTTAAGTAATAACCTAATTATTAAGTTTACTCGAGGGGTTTTTATATTCTTTTTTTTTACACTAGAGGGGTGATTCGCCACGAGATCATCTGTCCCATAATTTTTGTAATGTACAACTATTCTTCATACAATGAAATATCTAAGCACTCAGTAATTTCTTTTACATTATGGCTATTCTCATCAAAATCCGTATATTGTATTGAAATATATACATTCTTAAAAATGTCTTGTACCTCACAGAAAAGAGTATTAACTGATTCAATGTCGTAAACGAGCGGTACAATTAAAACTAAATCGTCAATTGGTGCTTCAACATAGTCCCATCCATGAACATCATGTTTTCTTAGTTGTTTCGCAACAAATTTTTCATTTGCCTTGAACTGTTCTAATGTCACACACACCTTGTTTTCTCCAAGCTGAACTCCTATAGTAAAATCCTCTACTTCTCTACCGTTATATTTCAAATTTTCCTCTCTTTCCGCAACTCATGTTGCACAAAATATTTATACATCGCTACTGAAACTTCAAATACTTCTTTACATCAGATTCATTGACCCCCATGGCCACTAATACATTAACCGCTGCAGTAATAGTTCTCATGAATTCAACTGCTAATGGTTCAAACTTATCTTTTTCTGCTTGAGGAGTATCTTTATTTTCAAGATATTTAAACATGTTATTTAGTTTAGTAGTCATCTTGTCGAAGTCTAAAAGAGCTTCTTTCTTTTGCTCCTCTGTAGCAGTTATCACTAAGGTAAATTTATCTTTGTTATAGCTCAGCATATTACTTCCCCCTCACTTTTGGATTATTGACGATTTCACAACCTAAAGCTTTATAAACCTTTAACCTGTCATATCCCCATGTCTTAAGCTGTGGAGTAAGCTTATCTATTATGTCATATACTACTGGTTGCTGCTTTCCTTCCTCAGGCCTCATGATTCTGCCCACAGCTTGCTGGATGCTTGTTTTGTCCCTTTTAGGTGTTGCCAGTACCAATTTATTCAGCCTCGGGATATCAAGTCCAAGCTTGGCCAACTGATAAGTAGCAAACAGATAATGATATTGTCCTGAGCGCATATCCTGCATTATCAATTCACGTTCCTTCTTTGGAGTGGTACCGCAAACAAATGCTGCTAGCCTTCCTTGCTTTTCTATGAATGACTTAAGCATCCTTAAGTGATCCAAGTTATCTCCCAACACTAGGCAATAATCTGTGTTATCAACATGATTGATTAATGTGCTCTTGAGTATTGCATTACGTCCTGCATCATCCTTCATACATGCTGTCATCACTGCTACATTAAGCATCTCATCCTCTGGCGGCTCATAGAAGAAGTCTGTTGGTATGAATTCAACCTTTGGTTTCATTGTCATGAGCCTTGGATCACTTTGTTCTACTTCATAAAGCTTAGGTCCTAAAATGTGAAACATGCTCTCAATCAGTCCATCACTTCTATGCTCACTAGCTGTCAGACCAAAACGATAATATGCGGGAAATTGAGAAATAACACCGTTGAACATCCTCATTTTATTGCCATCACCCTTGAACACTAGATGGCATTCATCCACAATGATGCAACCAAACTTCTTAACAACTTCTGACAAATCTCTGTTGGCCAAAGTCTGAACTGTAGCAAATGTCATGTGACTTCCTATGCTGCACTTATCTCCCTGGATGATTCCAATTTGAGATCCGGATATTCCTAAGAACTTCTTTGCACTCTCCATACTCTGATTCAACAAGTCTATGGTGTGGGTTATCCATAGGGTAGGTTGCTGCAGCTCGTATACTATACCCATAGCACTTGATGTTTTTCCAGCTCCACACGGCATTATGAAAACTCCGTTGCCAATTGATTCTCTTGCTTGTACTGGAAATGGTTCTTGGTAATCTCTCAGCTTTGGCTTTTGAGGGTAATAAACAGGAGCTAACTGAACCCTACAACTCTGATATGTGCTCATATCTGTCAAATCATATAGCCTATTCATGTACCCCCTGGGTAATATCAGCGTGCCATCTTCTTCACTGTAAAACTTGAGTATCTGCTCAGTTCCCCATAATGGCAGTCCCATCTGTTTCTTCTTTATGTACAAAGGATTTTTCATAGTAAGTTCTTTCTTTATGGCCAATAGGATGTGCGCCGGCACATCCCTCAACCTAATCATGCAATCTATTGTTATTTGCATTGACTACCTCCTAATAAATCTCTACTTTTATTTCTGCTTCATCAAGTTCTCGTTGAGCAGCTTCCCAAACTTCAAAATCACATGTTAAAGCATTAGGGCAAGTCTTGCATCCTTGATCATCAGGAAGTGCTTTTACTTGAAGTTCACAGAACGTCTTAAGTAATTCTAAAATTTTTATTACATTATCCATAACTGCCTCCTAAAATGGAAGGTCATCTTCTGATTCATCTACAGTAGTGAATCCACTTTCTTTACCAGAATTGCCCGCTGTAGATGAGGATGAAGCCTGTCCATTTTCTTTTGCCTTATCAAGATAATGAACTTCATCTGCTATAACTTCTGTGGCAAAATGTCTCTTGCCATCCTGATCGTCCCAACTTCTTGTTTGGATTCTTCCAGATACTGCAACTAGTCTACCTTTTCCAATATATTTACCTGCGTTCTCTGCAGGCTTTCCAAATACTACTATTGGTATGAAATCGGCATCTGGTTGTCCTTCTACCTTGAACATTCTATTTACTGCTATAGTGAATTTTGCTACTGCTGTATTATTATTTGCTGTATATCTAACCTCTGGGTCTTTGGTTAATCTACCTACAAGTGCGACTTTATTCATCTATTAATATCCCTCCACTACTTTATATTCTGCTACTGCAACAAGCTTGCCGGGACTCATTTTCTCAGCACTCTTGTTGTCAAAAGGTATTAAATATATCTCTGCTCTCATTTTCTTTTTCTTCTGCCCTTGTCTGGCATTAGATTTTTTTCTTGGCATATATATCAACCTCACTTAATAATTTTGAATCTCTCTAAATTCCAACCAGCACCTTTACGCTCAAGCTCTTCAAACTCTAGCATCTTTATGCTGCCTCGAACTCCACTGCAGACAGCTTCTCTGACATCGACCCAAGGTATAAGGAAAGCTCTCTTTATATCACCATCTATCCATATCCCGATAATGAATGCATTGTCAGCTCCAACCTTCTCTACAAAAGAATTTAATCCCCTACGCTCATTCTTGGTAATGCTCTTTGTGTTGTATCCAATTGTGGGCTCCTTACGCACCTTGATCTCTAGACCATATCCTCCTCCTGGAGGAATAACTAGCTTATCAAATACGGTACCGAATCCAGCATTAATAAATTTGTGATTCCACAGCTTGGAGGATTTGAGGGAAGAAGTTATTAACTCCTCCCCCTTTGCGCCCCTCTCAACCTTATCTTTTTGAGTCATCTTATCTGTCATTCTTTATCCCTCAGTGCCTGTCTCAGGGAACATTGACAACTGTTCATATTCAGAATTTGCTTTAACTAGATTCTGCAGTCCAGTTGTCCAAAGTCCATGTCGTTGAATTATGCCAACGAAATCCTCAACTGAATGAAGCTGAATATACCATTTCGGATTTCCTTGTTTGTCATCCTCACCTCTAGCACAGTGCATTAACTCATGATCAAGGAGTGCTTGCCTTAACTCTGGTTTATTTGCAAACCATATATCACGATTAATGGTTACAACAAAATCATATCCAGTAAGATGCTTCCATTTTGCAGCAACCTTCTCTGCTTTACCGTAAATAATTCTGCCTTTCAGTTCCCACTTGCCAGTACGAAATAAATATTTAATTCTTGCTTCAGCTAAATGACCATGTATATTATCAATAAGTCGTGCAGCTAACTCTTGTACCTCTGGCGCATCTTTCAATTCTGCTTTTTCTTTTGGTGGTTTAACTCCCATATTTCTTCTTGCCATTTATTTTCTTTCTCCCTTCTTAAACACTTTTGGTTTATTTGATTGTATATGTATAAAATGGACTTCATCTGGTGTATTTTTTACATATAGCCAGTTCTCTGGATTAAGTCCTATACTTTTGAGAAACTTCTTCATGTCGAGGGTTAGTCTCTTTCCATGCTTCATAGCCTGTCCTCCCTTAAAATGGTTGCATCTCAAAATCGATATGCTTGCCTGCAGTGGCAACTTGCGTTTCTATCTTTGTCTGCTCTGTTATCTCCCTGATCATCCTATTTGCATCTGAATTATTGTTTGATAAGTGAAGCAGTACAATCTTTCTGACACTTGCCATATCATTTGCAGCTAGAAAATCTTTAACATTCTCAAGACTGAAATGACTTTCCTTAAGCCGATTCCTGATGACGCTATCCTCTATCAAGTCAGCAATGTGGTTGCACTCAATCATGATGTAATGCAGACCGCTGAATTTATATTTGATGTAGTATGTATCAGTTGCAAACAGTATCTTCTCTTTAGTCTTTTTATCTTGAATAATGTAGCCCACAGGCTCAGCACAGTCATGCTGCACTGAGAAAGGAAGTATAATAAACTGCCCTATCTCAAACTGCATGAAGCCGTCCCCCTTATACCGGTGAGTTATTAATCTGTGACTTTTCAACCTCAAAGCATCCTTAGTTCCTTTGCTCATATATACATCGATGCTTTTGTTGATTAAATCCGGGACTGCTTTGCTGTGGTCTTGATGTTCATGAGTTATAATGCACCCAACTACATCACTAAAGTTAAAATCTACAGCCTTTTGAATATCCCTATAGCTGACACCACACTCTATTATTAGCTTTTGACCTTCAGCAGTAAGGATGTAACAATTACCCTTACTGCTGCTGCCAATTACCTGGAGCTCCATTAGAAACCTCTCTCATCTTCATCATCTGAAGTTGGAGCAGGATCAGAAACTAGGGCTGCGTCTTGAGAAGGTGGATCAATAATTTCATCAGGATCTACTGTGAACACTGGTATAATATCAATTATCTCTCTATTTGCATTGTCAGCTATTTCTTCTGCAACCTGTGCATCCTGCAGCTCATCAGAAACCTTCTTAGCAAATTGAACTATAATATTGCGATCATCTGAGGTATTAATAATTGTCTTGGCTGCCTTATTGATTACAGTACGTTTGCACATCTCAACAGGGAATTTTCCGTGAGTGCTATCTTCTTTAACTGCCCCGTTCTCAAGTACCGGTTTAACAATGCTTTGCTTCCAGCTCTGCTTGATATCATCGATCGTCATAATTACAGCTTCTTCACGTCCATCCCTATATGTGATTACTGCATATGCCGCTACAATTTCATTCTTCTTGATATTCCCGAGCTCTTGCTCATGTTGGGTGACTATAGTCCTGCCTTTTTTCTTTTCATACTTGAAGGTATCGCCTTTGTAAACAACGTCAGCATAGATGTCTTCAAGTTCCTCGTTTACAGTTTTAGCAACGTGTACAGCTCCAAAATAGGATCTCATCAATGTGAGCTGGTTGCCATATGCCACAAAATAACATTGTTTCTTATCTGGATTAAGTCCCTGAACAGCCATGCTCAACAATGAGTTTGCGATGCTGTCCTTTGTACAGCTCTCCAATACAGGCCGTTGGGCTCTATCCTTTGTATTCTGCAGTACCAGCCAAGCACTCTTCAGAGCATTCTGCGGAACATAATTTGCAGGAAACTGCAGCTCTCCACTCTGGCTTAATGCCTTAATCTTTGCTTCAACTAAATCTATGGTGTCTTTTTTAACTACTAGCTTGTTATCACTCATGTTTATCCCTCCAACTCTACTTTCAATGTTTTCTGTCCTGTGGTCTTTATAAGATTAATAATTTGACTTCCGGTAGGAATGATATTTGTTACTGACTCTCTGAAGTCGATGTATATAGGTGCATGCACTTTATAATGCTCTGCAAGGGTGCAGATAATATCTAATCCAGCATTTACCTTGCCTGCATGGTTTGCATCGCTCCAGGGGACACCATTGACCAAAGTCTCACAGGTTTCCACAATGCCACCATTTATTTGAACATCAAACATTTTGAAGTTTACATGCTTGAACTTGTTGTTGATTCCTTCCTCGAGAAGCTTCACTTTAGTTCTGATGAACTGCTCTATCAGGAATATCTGTTTGTCCAGTTCATTAAGCTGTGCAGCCAATGTCTTCTCTTCCTGCTTCAGCTCTTCAATGCGCTTCTTATTGTTTTCTGCATATTCTTTCTTAGCAAGTATTGCTTTTGCTAAGTCTGCATCAGATTGAATAGCTTTCTTTTGTTCCATTAATTCTGCAGTATCATAAGCTGGGGCAATTTCCAGCTTGCTTTGTAGCTTGTCAATTTTCTCTTTAAGCTCAATCCATGCAGAGTCACTTGTGTAATCCACATCAATATTTATATTTTCTAATTTGCCTGTGCACTCAGATAGATGCTCTTCTACGTTCTTAAGCTCTAAAGTCTTTTCTGCCAATTCAACTTGCATGTTTGAAATTCGATTCTGTCTCTCATCATTTCCAGCTTTCAGTGATTTGCCTTTTGTTTGGATAATACTAAGCTGCCTATTCTTTTCTACTTCAAAGCACTCTCTAAGGTCAGCTATCTTTTCATCGATTGCATCTGTGGGCAAAACTTGCTTGCATGTAGGACAACTAAATTCATTCCTATCAGGCTCTTCAAACATCTCCGCCTTTTTCTTGTCCCAATCATTTCTAAGCTCTTGGATATCTCCATTAACCATTGCTATCAAATCACTGTCAGTGTTTATTCTTCTGTTCAGATTATCAATCTGTGTATGCAAAATTGCTGTATCATTCATCAATGAAGCCTTTTGCCTTACCAGCTCATTTCTTTCAGTATTAGCATCCTTTTCAATTTGCCTTTCTCTCTCAGTCTGCTGACTCTTCAAACTAGCAAGGTCCTGATATCCTTTAACAACTCTATCCTTCTTAGCTTGAATATCTGTGAAGCTATTCTCTATTGCTTCCAGCTCCTGATTAAGTTTCTCTAACCTTTGTTCGATCTCTTCATAGTCCACTTCTTCCTCAGTCGAATTAATTGATATCTCATCTATTCTAACTGGGATTTTCTCAATCTCTTTGTTGAGTTTGCTGCGCTTCTCAGCTATGATTTTCTTGAAATCATCTGTGCTTTTACCATTGAGTATTTTTAGTAGATCCTTTAACTTATCATCGCTGGCGATAACATCTTCATCTGAAATGTTTCCGGATATCTCGAGGAGGATTTTCTTTCTTTCCTCTTTTGACAAAACCAGATTGAAGTAGAAAGGATCCGTAAGCAGCTTGAATATATTCTCATCAATAACCTCGTTGATACGCTGCTGAAACTCACCTTTCTTAACTGGTACCTCATCAACCCAATAAGCTGTTTCATGGCCAGTAAATTCCTTTTCAGCCTCTCCCCTCTTCTTGGTCCACTTCTCTGTAAATTGTTTCTTTAAAGTTAATATTGTTCCATCGATGGAGAGTTGAGCTTCAACCTCGTGTTCAAGGCAATGGATAACATCACCATTCTTGTCATGAGTCTTTATAGCAAAGTCCTTGCGGTTTGTGCTGTCCTTATCAAATAGCAGCCACTTGAATGCATCAAACAATGTGGTCTTACCTACACCGTTATCAGCTAGAATTGAAATATTCTTACCTTCTGTTTGAAGAACAAAGGATTTTATACCCTTGAAATTCTTTATGACCATTTGAAGTATTTTAATTTGCATAGCCTGTCCTCCTATTACTTATTTGCTATTTCATTATCTATAGCATCCATCATATTACCAATGTTTCTATTGAGGGCTATGAGGTTCTGTTTTGTTCTCTCTAGCTCTTGTTTGTTGACATTCTCTCCTAGAACCTTTGCCCAGTTTTTAAGCTGCCCAGTATGAACTGTAAAAAACTTGCCAAGGAAGTCCACCACATATTCATAGTCTTTATCTGCAGATCTCTCAACTTCTTTTTCTACAACAGCTGGTTCAAGATTAACTGGCTTCATCAGCTCATCAGTGAGGATTTCAACTTGTCTTTCAGCTTCTTTTAGCTGCTTTCTAAGTTCGCTAACTTCCACAGGCTCCTGAGTATTGTTTGTCTGAATTGATAATTCTTTGATTCTCTTTTGTAGCTGCTCAATCTCAAATTTTTGGTTGTCATTCTTGCTTTGATGCTCACTTTGAGACTGTCTTAGAGCCTGTTCTGCTTTTCGCGCACGTTCATCAGCTTCTCTGGCTACGATAGAATTTTGTCTAGCCTTTTCTTCTTCCCACTTCTTCTCTTGTTCTCTAGCCTTAAGCTGAGCTTCCAACTCCTTGTACTGCTTGTGAGTTGTAATATCTCCCTCTATAACAGCTTTCTGCAGTTCTGCAGGTGCTGATTGTTTTGAAACAGCGAATAATAATGAAGATTGGATATTTTCAGCATCCTCGATATTGCCAAAATTTTTGGCAATATATTCGTACCCTCTTATATAGTTCATTGCCGATTGATCTGACATACCCAAGCTTTTACACCATAACCCAAAGGTACCAGTTTTATTGTTGGCTAACTTCTCATGTACTTCTTTGAGTTCTTTCCCAATAGCCAACACAGACATCATCCTTATTTGCGTTATCTTCGCTTCCTTCTCCTGCAGAAAAGCTGCAGTGTCAGTATCAATTGTGCTGTAATCAAATCCTTGAGGCTTATCTTCTTCAATGTACTTATTTTCTGGCTTTACTAATTCCATCATTCCCTCCTCTGGAGTCTTTTTAATTGGGAATTGCTTCTCATATACCTTTTTATAAATGTCGCAGTCTAAGACTCCGAATTGCTTATTTGTTCCTTCTATGTAGTCTTTAAGTACATTTCCTTTAATGAGCCTTACTGAGCATCCATCATTATGCGCACAAAAGCATGGACAATCTTCTTTCATCGCTTCACACACTTCATCTATAAGATTTCTTGGTTTCTTAGGGCTTGTACCCAAACATGGCTGATTGTGGAAGGCTCCTTTCAACGCTTCATTCTGACAACCAAGCTTGATTGCTTCCTGGGCATATTCAGTGAAGACCATATTTCCTATATCACCTACTTCAAATCCACAGCCCCCAGCTTCATTATTAAAGCCGCATTTTGTAATCTTGCAATTCATATCCCGCTTGTCTCCATCCTTCAGTAATTCATCAAATTGATCTTCTAAATCCATTGAATCAATGTCCTCATCAATTTCATTCAGCTCATCTATAATTGGTTCAAACTTATCACATGCTTTCTGCTTGATGGTTACAAAGCTTCTTTTCTTTGTACACTTCCTGTACTCCACAGATTCGCCCTCATCCAGACATGATGCACAATTGATACAATATTCACCTGTATAAGTTTCTTCTGATTGCTTCTCTCCAAAGAACTTATCAACCAGTTCCTTCTTGGCAGCCATACCCTTTTTATTTGCTGAGCAGCTGATTGATAATACCTTTCTGCAGTCATCTAGATCCTGATTGTATGAAGCTCCAAGCTCTGGATGAGCGATACAATATTCTCTAATGGATTCTAAAAGTTCATTATCTAAGGACCAGATAGCCATTGTTGCTTTATCATTCAGGTTTCCTCGCCACTCACTCTTTTTATTTGGCGGTCTGCTGCCTGCACGACATTCCCATTTATCATGAACTGGCGGCCAGCCTTTTGTTACTTCAATCGGGAAAGGACAATTTGCACATTCGTTCTTCTCTGGATCAATGGTGTATCCGGTTACCATTGCACTACTCGATTTCTTAAATTCAATACTGCATTTGGTATAGAAGGTTTTCAAGATTAGTACCCCCTTGCTCTTTGTCTCTTCTTGATAGCCTTATATCTGCCGCTGATCTTTCTATTCACCTTATCTACACCTTGCTTTTCCATAGTCACCCTAAGGATATTTCTTTCAATTTTTCTTAAAAAGCTCATTGCGTTACCTCCCTTGATTAATTTAATTGCCAGTGTTATACTGTCATTGAGATTTTATATTTACTTTCGTGCCTCTATGTGGGCACTTTTTTTATAGGATTTCATCTAGTAGTTGTATTACCGCAGCAGCTTCTTTGAATGTCATGTCAGATTTTAAAAATCTAATTATCTCTTCTTGGAAATTTACTATCACAAGAACTTGTCCCACTTGATAAGTTGCCATTGATAGACTCACCTTTATTTCAGATTCTATGTTAATTTCTATTGATTTTTCTTCCAATACTGGTTCCACAGCAACTGCAAAGGAATCCAAAGCTTTAGCAGCATTTGTTATTATCTCAGTTGATGATTGTATAGAAGCCGAGTATTCTCTTTCTATAGTTAAGTTCGGACCCTGTTCTCCATCCTTACTCATTACTACAGGAGTTTCCATATGACTATCCTGTCCAATCTTAATGCCAGCCTCCGTAATCCATCTTGTTATACAAGATCTACTAACTCCCAGCTTATCCACTAAAGCTTTTGATGCTGCATATACTGTGGGATACCCCTGACATAATTTTGCTAACTCTTCATTTGTTGGTCTTGGTGCTCTCTTTGGCATATTCTCATCCTTCCTCTCTTCTCTTAAATTTCTTTCTGCGTTCTTAATGTGGCCATAGTCGGTAAATACTTTATCTTCTTGCTTATTAGCTGGCTTTAGATTCGCGTATTTTGCTATTTCTTCGTCTGTCATCTGCCTGGTAGTGACTCCACTTGTTACGCTCTTAACTGCTACTTCTATTTGTGTCTTTGGTATCGGTGTCCCCAATCTGCTCTCCCTCCTTTTTGTACTTGTCCAATAACTGACCATTATTAGAACAGCCTGTATTAAGGTTCTTGGCCATTAATCCTACTTTGCACTTTGCGTTTCCATTGATACCCTTTATACATTCCCAACAAGCAATAAACCATTTGCCACCGCCAGTTCTAAAACTGCCTTTAGGTTGTTCCAATAGAGTCACCTCTTTTAGCACAGATTTTCTTGAGGCTTTCATCATCTCTGACATGCTCCAGCAGCTCCACAATTTCACCATATACCTGAGCGGTTTGAGTATCGCCTATTGCTTCAGCTGATTCCTTCTTAGCTTGGTATCGTCCAAGCAGGAACCATATATTTTCATCCATCTGCTCTACGCGTTCTTGCATTTGTCTTACTTGAAATGAAGTCATCATCATTCCCCCTTTAACTTAATAACTGTACAAAGTTCCAAAACATTAGGTAGAAAGCTAATGCTGTTACAGATCCATAGAACAGAGCATCTTCAATTTTGCGTGCATCCATTGTTTTCATATCCTTTCATAAGCTTGTCCTGCGCTTTTAGCTGCTCAATTACCTTATGGCCAGCTGCTTCAAATTCTTTATAAACGTTAATGTCAGAAACGGTTTTTGAAGTATTAATTAAAACAGCATGTACATGGAGGATTGCATCTTTGTTTTTCATATGCACGTTGCCGACCTCCCCTACAAGCCGAGGTCATCAGGGATCCAGTGGCCATAGCCCATAAGTTTGTCTTCGCTTATCCATCCGTCAACAGGAAGTATAACTGGTGCCCATAACCGTATAAATTTCATACTGTCCTTTGCCTTATAGTGGATGTAGTTGCCTTCGTAGTAATGCTCTGTTATGTATATTGCATTTGTCCATCCTCCTGGAGCGTAATGGATGATTGTGTACTCACCTGTGATTATCTCTGGTTCCAAAGTTTCAATTGCTGGCTGTGCCTCTAACGTATCAATCTTTGTTTCCAACCATCCTATAAATCCTATGGATGCTATTAAAAATATAAGTAAAATGGAAATTATAATTTTTTGCCTAGTTTGGTATTTGTTCATAATGTTGCCCTCCCTACTTTCTTAGTTCAGTGATACAATCGCTGCATATGTTCTTGCCCTTGTGGAATTTCATGTTCTTAGCTTGTCCACAGAATATACAGGATGGTTCGTACTTTCTGAGTATTATTTTGCCACCATCATCAGTGAAAATCTCAAGCGGATCTCCTTCCTCGATTGCATGTGTTCTCCTAAGTTCTTTTGGTATTACTACCCTTCCTAGCTCATCTACCCTGCGCACTATGCCTGTTGATTTCATTTGTATTCCTCCTCTAATTTATTCTTAGATTTCTTTGCCTGCAGTTCGTGCAGATTGTACACATCTCCAGCCGATATCAGTCAACCTATCAAGTATCTTGTTTATCTCTTCAGGAGTTTTATTAATGTATGCTGCATCGCATATTTTTATTGTGGTGTTGCCAATTTTATATTCTTCTACTACATTGCCTAAGCTTGAAGTGTCGACCAATCTCACCACCCCCTATTACATTTGTATTTGAGTTTGAATTTGTACTATGCATATTTTTATTTTGAAAAGAATACTTCCGGCACAGTCCTCTTCAATGCGAAAGCAATTCTTTCCATTACATCTTTTGTAGGGTTTGTTGTACCCTCAGCATCATTCTCAATTTCACTTATATACCCAATCGCAACACACGCCTTTTCAGATACTTCCTTCAATGTCATATTTGCTTTCTTTCTATAGAATTTAATTTTGTTCATTAAGATCACCTCATTCCCTTATAAATAAAAAAAACCGAATAACCCCGCATAATACGTTGTTAATCGGCTCTCTGGCTCTCGTTGTTCTGGCTCTCTGGCTCTCGCGAACAATTCATTTTGCAATTTTAAGTTTCTGCAGCTTCTTCTCTTGCAGTTCAATAAATTTATTTAACCCCTCGTTCCTCCCTTCATAAGTGACTTCAACTTCTTTTTTACAGTAACTGCAATACACGTGTACTTTACATCCCCCAGGTTCAACTTTGGCTATCCTACTCCCACACTTATGGTAATACCAATCTCTCATAAAGCGCGCCTTCTTTCGTGTTTTTTATCAATATGAATTAAATATAAAAATGCTATAACGAGTAATTTCTATCACCTCCGTCATTTGCTTGTCCTAAGTATTTTCTCTACAAGAGAATAATATCATTTCTCCCTCAGAGAAACAAAGTCAATTTCTATTCATTTTTAACCGTTTAGAATGATTGTTTTTCTCTATCAGAGAAATGCTCTAATTATCTCAATTTTTCATTGACAGAGAAAATAAAATGTTTTAAAATTTCTTTAACAGAGAAATTAAGGAGGTGTACAATGTTAGGCGATAATATTAAATTGATTAGAAAATCGAAAAACTTAACTTTAAGTCAAGTAGCTAATAAAAGCAAAATTTCTGTTGGATATTTAAGTGACATAGAAAAAAACAATAAAACAAATCCAACAATGGATACTTTAGAAAAAATAGCTGATGCTTTAGGCGTTTCAATAAATGAATTTTTAACAAGCAATTCTTTTTCAATAGAGTTATTAGCTGCTTTGCAAAATGCTTACGCGGATCCAATTACTGGCGCTATAAACTCTGAACGCTTTATTAGTAAATTGTCAAATGAGTTGAACATGGAAGATATGGAATTTTATAAAGTTATCAATAATAAATCACTAGAGTTACCTATAGAACTGCAAAAGATATTATTAGATCACTTAAAAGCAATAGATATGAGCATTTATAATAAATTCATGAGTGAATATTCGGAGCAAAATTCAAATATTGGCGAGACTCCTTCACAATATACCGCTGCTGCTCATATGGACAATATGTCAGATTACGAAGATGGTCTTTCTGATGATGAAAGAATTGCTGTAAGGGCATTTATTGAAACGTATAGAAAGCAAAAATTATCTAGTGAGAAGGGAGAATAGCTTATGGCAATAAGACTTTCAAAGCTAGAGTTACTACTAGATGAAGCCAGGTTATACAGAATTGAAGTTAAGAATGCAACACTCCCAAAGCGGATTAAGGGGCTATACTTTAGTGATAATAATCTCCCTCCGGTAATTGCCCTTAACAAGCAATGTATTGAAGGTATGTCTGAAGAATTATGTATAATGGCTGAGGAGATTGGCCACCACTTCACCTCTGCTGGAGATTTATTATCTAATTCTATTGATAAAGCAATTATTGTAAAACAAGAGCAAATAGCCCGTAAATGGGCTGTAAAAAGAATAGCATCCTTAACTGATATAATAAATGCTTATGAGAATGGCGCTCAGTCGTTATATGAAATGGCTGAATATATGGACATTACTGAAGATTTTCTTTGTAGGGCTATTGAGTTATATAGAAGAAAGCATGGGCTTATGACAGAGGTTGGGGATAAATACATAGTGTACTTTGAACCCTTTGGTGTTCTAAAAAAAATAAGCGTTATTTGAAATCCCACTCACATGGGATTTTGTATTATATTAAACTAATAATGTAGAGGATGATCATCATGCCATACTGCTTATATTTAAGGAAATCAAGAGCTGATATTGAAGCTGAATCTAAAGGGGAAGAAGAAACCCTTGCAAGACATGAGAAAGCACTTCTTGAGCTTGCTAAAAGACAGAAGTTTAATATCACTCATATATATAGAGAAGTTGTATCCGGAGAAACTATTGCAGCCAGACCGATAATGCAGCAGCTCCTCACTGAGGTCGAGCAGGGCATATGGGAAGGCGTGCTTGTTATGGAAGTCGAGCGTCTAGCTCGTGGAGATACTATGGACCAAGGACTGGTTGCGCAAACATTTAAGTACTCCAACACAAAAATAATAACTCCTATGAAGACCTATGATCCCAATAATGAGTATGATGAAGAGTACTTTGAGTTTGGCCTTTTTATGTCACGCCGTGAATACAAAACAATAAACAGACGCTTGCAGCGTGGACGTATAGCTTCTGTTAAAGAAGGCAAGTACTTAGGCAACAAACCTCCTTATGGGTACATTCGGAAGAAGCTTGAAAATCAGAAGGGTTATACGCTTGAAATCGTCCCTGAGCAAGCCGAAATCGTTAAGTTGGTGTATGAACTATACACCACAGGAGAACTGCAGGCAAACGGAAGCACACAGCGCTTAGGGGTATCTTTGATAGTGCGTAAATTAAATGATTTAAGAATACCACCTTTAAATAGTGATGCATGGGTTATGTCCACAATTCAAGGCATGCTGCGTAATCCAGTTTATATTGGTAAAATAAGATGGAATGCGCGTCCTGCAGTTAAAAAGATGGTAGATGGAGAAATGAAGAGAGAACGGCCAAGAGCCGATGCTGTAGATTGGATCCTTGTTGAAGGATTACATGCAGCAATCATTGACGAGGCTATTTTTAATCTCGCCCAAGAATACATGTCAAATAATAAACCTCTACCTGCACCAAAGGACAGACAAATTAAAAACCCTCTTGCTGGTTTAATTATATGCGGCATGTGTGGGCGTAGAATGGTGCGCCGTCCATATGCTAGAAATTACCCTGATGGTTTGATGTGTCCTGTTACTTCATGCTCCAATGTGAGTTCTCAGCTGCAAATAGTTGAAAAACGATTACTGGAAGCACTAGAGCAATGGCTTCAGGAATATAAAATGAATTGGAATATTTCTGAAGAAAATAAACCTAAACAAAATATACAAGTAGAAATAAATAAAAAAGCCGTCAAGAAGCTTGATGATGAAATTAAGAATCTCGAAAAGCAGATAGATAATATTCATGATCTCCTGGAGCAAGGTGTATACTCCACAGATACATTCCTTGAGCGTTCAAAGGTCATAAATGAGAAAATTAATACTGCTCGTAAAGGTAAAGAAGATATGTTAAAAGACTTACACTGGCAAATATCAAGAGAGGAAAACTTGCAGGTCTTTATTCCTAAGGTTGAAAGAGCCATGGAGCTTTATAAAGAAACCGATGATATAGCTCTTAAGAATGAGTTGTTGAAAGGAATTATAGAAAAGGCTGTATATACCAAGACCCAGGGCTCCCGATGGCATGGTACGCTTGATGACTTTGAACTTTCTCTGCTGCCAAAGGTTCCTAAATAAATATTACAGATAACATCGTGGTACTCATTCCTCTGTACCATGAGGTTATCAATGATAATATACATTCACTTCCATAAAATGCTATAATAGTAATAAAATTGTCACGAGGTGATATGATGCTAACACTAAAAGATGATAGAGAAAATACATATAGAGCCGTTACAACTGCGCCACCAAAACTTAATAGCCGCTCAAAATGGCATACTGTTGTAAAGTACATCAATAATGAAGCTATAACATTCTACTTTGTAAAAGGTAATGGTTCGTACTTCTATTTCTTATATAAGGATACTTGGCACAGAATGATCAAGGCAAGTATTACAAATGAATATATCCAAACAAAATACACTATCATTCTCGAAGATTGGTACTTCCTTCATAACAAATAATGCGAATCTACATCAAATACCACATACAGCTATTGTTATCAAACATCAACTTGAAAGGCACTCTTAAACCATCAACTATACTTTCACATTTATAGTGAAACGTCCTTCCAGCAGGATTATTCATCGATGCAAATACCTTTTTTGTCTCTTGCTCAATTATCTTATTCACTTTTATAACATGCTTTCCCTCTTTGTCTTCAAATCTAATTCGTATAGGCTTAAGCCCACCTTTGCCATCACAATCAGCTATACATTCCACAGGCCTCATGATACCCCTCCACACATTTTTAGTATATTATACCAAACATATGTTTGCATGTGAAGGCATAAAAAAAAGATAAACAAAATACCTTCTGCACAATTGCTTATCTTCTGTTTGATTTATTAGGATTATGAAATCGTCTCTGTAATTTAAAGCATTGAGTAAATGTTTCAGGAGTCATAACTTCAATTTGCCTTCCTGACTTGGTCTTTATACCGTTTTCTTCAACACACTTCAAATCGTTGATATTCTTTGTGATAATCGTATGGCAATTGGAATCTATAGCAAGATTAACAATTTTATCATCGTCTGGATCTGAATCGCAAATTTTCAACTTTGAAGTAACTTCTACCATTCTGCAATTGCCTACCATGATTTTAGCCATTTCATCTGAACAATTATAAACAGCACCTTGTATTGCCTTGAAGTCTTTAAGATCTAATTCATCCTTATTAAACTTCTTTTCCAAAGCTGCTATTCCCATTTTGGAAGGTACAAATATATATTCCCTCAATAAGCCATTGGATACAACAGGTTTAATTTGTTTGCATCTGACCAATCGAAGGATTTCCCAGCAATCTTCATTATTAAGCTGATCCAATATAGCATTAACAAAGACATTCGTGTCTACAATTACTTCCATTCTTTCCTTGCATCCTTTATCGCTTCATTAATATCGTCTTGACTAAAATTAAAATATGAGTTTAATACCTTCCCGGCAGCTCTTAAGTTCGCGATAACCTCATCTTCTTTAACTTGACACTCTTTCATAGGAAGAATTTTTGTTTTTCCTAATGCTAATACATCCATCTTAGAACCCCCTAACTTTTTTTTGCTGCTAAGTTGGACAACTTTCTTACCCATATTATAGCCCTCCAGGTATATATTTGGAATACTTTTCCTTCGACATATATCGACACAGTTTAATTAATTCTTTAGTTTTCTGAATTCTAGCCTTGTACAATAGTCTTTAATCATTAGTATTAGCCCATACTTAAAAATATGCAAAAAATAAAAAAAAGGTGCAGCCCTAAGACCACACCTCAAATCATTATGCATTATAAAGTTTATTCCAAGTCTTTTGACCCACAATGCCGTCTGCCAAAAGCTTTCTGGTTACCTGAAAGTCTCTTACGGCTTTTCCTGTTTTGAATCCAAAGTCGCCATCAACAACAAGATTATAACCAAGTTTGTTAAGCAGCTCTTGAAGTATTTTGACATCTTGGTTTTTCATACCCATCTTTAGAGTTGGGAGACCAGTGATATCAAATTGTTTCACATAGAATATGAAATACTGCTTACACTCTGTTTCAAAGGTCTTTATATCTCCATATGTACGTGCTTGAAGTGTACTAGCTGGGTCGTGGACCAATAATCTATCGTCTTTGAAATCCCAAACTAAGATATAATGACCGCCTTTGGTAAACTTACCTGGTTTCATGCTGCAGACAACATAAGCTCCCGCTTTTAGTGCTTCAATAGCTTCTTGTGTTTTGCCTGATTGTTTAAATGGAATACTATATCTGATTGCAATCTTTCTAAAGAATTCCCATTCAGTACCGTTGTTTGCTGTTCTATCCCCTAATACTATAGCCAATCTGCACATTTCAACAGGAGTTATCTTTGGATCCTTTACAGTAGCAATTATCATAGCTGCACATGTAGGTCCGCATCCGGAGGCTCCTATTGTTTCATTTTTATCACCATCTACTGTATATGGTATCTTACCCCACTTAGGATCTGATTGTTTGTAATACAAAGGCTTCTTATTCATTAAGCTTCACATCCTTTATATATTTATCTTTACGATCAAGTATAGTTGTGTTCATGTAAAAAACAGCCGCTTCAATCATTAAATCTATAGTGCTATCAGATATAAATATATTGACCTCTGCCAACAATCTCTTAAGTCTATCTCTGGCCACCAGCTTTTTATCTTTACTCTCTGGATATGTTTGTTCAATGAAGCAAACCACATCAAGTGCCCATGTTCTAACTTTATCTAGAACGGCTTGTGGTACCTCCTTATTGATTTTAGGAGCTATATATTTGCTGTACAGCATAAACGCTCCTAGTATAATGGCTATTGCCACCAGTAAAAAGAAAGCTAACTCTTGAATATTAAACATGACTTATCCCTCCATATTTTCATTATTTTGTTCAGACTCAATGCCTACTTGAACATAAATGTCTTTCTCTTTTCGTTTTGACCACAATAGAAAAGGCTTGAGCCAATCAGCTCCAGCCTCGATAAGATTTTCTAAATTACTTTGAGTTTCTCGAATGAATATTACTGCATAAGCAAATGTTGCAAATCCAATACCCACAATTTCGAGTGGTGTAACTCTTGCAGAAAGACCTGCTAAAATAAGTATTATAAAATATGAGTATATCTTTATACTAGTCTTCTTCCAAAGAGTATCCGATAATATAATCTTCTTTTCAATTGCTTTGATATATCCACCGCTTATCTTCGCCAGCGAATATAGCTTGGTGAAAATATCCAATAGGAATGCTATCCCTACTGCTATTGCCCCTGGTATATGTGCTGCATCAGGAAATAGCACCCAAAAAATGCAAGTCCACAGGATAGCAAGCACAGGGCTTACGTTGTCCCACATCTGACGAACAAAGTGTTGAAATTCATTCATAGTGCACCTTCTTTCAAATTTTGATATATTTAAAGCGCCCAACAAGGCGCATAAAAAATAACTACTGTATATTTATTCCAAACAGGTATATAATGATATTAAAATCATAAACATATAGTTTGGAGGTTATTTCATGAAGAAGTATAAACAATTTGTCATTGGCTTTCTAGTCGGAGCAATACTATTTTCCATAGCACCAGTTAGTGCCGCCATTGAAGAGTTTATTTGCTATAAAGCTGATTACAAGGTTACTATTAATGGTTCAGAATTTATTAGTGAAGATTTGCCTATCCTCAATTATAAAGGAAATACCTATGCACCCTTTAGACCAATACTAGAGAAAGCTGGGCTTAATGTTAACTGGAATGCTGAGCTCGGTCAAGCTGAGGTTACTTCCACAACCACAAACATTAACCTTGATGAAGCAGCAAATATAAACACCCCTACAGCAATAGAGTTTGACCCATTAACAGGATTACCGATTGGAGCTGCATATATCGAGAATGAGAAGGGCGTCAAGAAATATAAAACTATAATTTATAATGATGATATCTACATTGCTGCAGTAGACCTCAAAAATTTATTTGGTTTAGATTATAAATTTGTTGATGGATGGGGTATTCGTTTTTATAAAGATGGTCAATTAATTCCGGTTGATGCAAATGATAAGTCGAATCATTTCTATGCAAATAGCAGACTATATTATAAAAAAGCACTGTTTCAGAATTATATGGGGGAATAAATCCCCCTTTTTTTATTGATGTACAAAATTATTTGTTACCCATTGTCTTATATCTTCATCAATTGCATATCCCGAATTCTCAAGACCTGTCACATTTGAACTTCCAAAATCCCAATCTTGTAGAACCGTCACATTGTACCCATCGCTTAGTAACATCCAATATCCGTGAGTTTCTAATGCAATAGATCCATCGTTTAGACGATTAACTGAGAATATCTCATTGCCAGCATATTTCAAGCCAAATTCAGCGTATATTGATTCTGGATCAGAGTAAAAGCCTTGCTCAGTAAGACCATCAAAGTAACTTCTTATCCCATTTGTTTTAAGCTCAATTCTTGGTCCAGTTGCTGCTGTTTTGATTGTGCAGCCCTCTATGGTTATAGCTTTCAAGATTCCAGCCACAATCAAATCAGCAAAGAATCCATCTGCAGTTCCGAAGGTCTTCCAGTCCCAATCACCATTAGATTTTTTACTATTTGCTATTGCAAATCCATCTGCTAGGATGCCCATGGCTTTAGTAGGATTGTCTGGATTGTCAACCCAAATATCACCATCTTTATGCATGATGGCTTTTCTTAAATCTCCATCAAATAATGTTGAAAGTTTTGACTTGATGTTTTCAAACCATCCAGGGTTTAGCTGCCCATTTGCTGTTGTAACCTTGTCCACAGTTTTTCTAGAACTTATAAGCTTGGATAGTGCACTTGCACTGGATAGCATCCTTGTGGTTGCATAGGTGTAATAATCACGCATTGTTAGATTTCCTAAACCTACAGTTGAACGTTTAGGTTCATAGGGGTATTCGGTATACTCCAATATCCGCTGCTTGGTGTCAGTTGCTATGCCTTCATCGATAATCTTAATGGCATCTCCGATGGAGAAGTTTTCTATGTCTCCATAATCTTTCAGTTTCTTCAACTCCAGAACCTCGATGGCATAGGTTACTTTGGGTTTATCTATTCCATCCAGCTCAGATGTGGACCATTCTTTCAGTGCTGCTGCTAACAGTTCTGCAGGATCCTCGATGTCCTTGTAATCAAGATACCCTACTTTTGGTCGGTCGTACTGATCTATTAAAGGACTATCGATATATGGTACATCACCATTTACAGAATCAATCTGCAGACCATCTTTGCCGTAGGGATACAGCCTCGTTATAATATCCTTTGCATCTGTATGCCGCTTCAGAGACTTGTTGTTTTTACCAAATCGAAACTGTACCCCAGTATCGCTACCACGCTTTGTTACCAGGTGAATAGTCCAGTTATCTCTGATGAGCTCTCCCCCGACATTCTCTATAAGCTTATTTGTCACGGATTGTGGGTTTGTCTTGCTCATGATGATATCAGTTGCTGTAGCTATCTCAACTGTACCTATGGTGAAGCGGGTACCAGAGAAAGCTTCTTCTAGTACGTCTGACGGCGATACCCCTATCATCTCTAAGTTAGGTATGTGCTTGCTGTCTGTTGCATCAAAATACACATGATTACATTGGATATTGCTTGTTAGTTTGCCCTGCTCATCTCGTATTTCATCGAAGCTCTTTATTCGGAATAACTGATCCTTATTCTGTGATGCATGATATGCTTTAACAAAGTTTTCTGGTTGTATGTACTGCCACTTATGATCGTTTCTGGGTAAAACAAAGGAGAGTGAATACTCTCCGTTAATGATCTCTTTTATTTTTACTTCACTTGCATTCTCCAGCACCGCTATGCCGTTGGCCGTGAATGCGGTTTCGAATTTATCGTAAACTTTTATGTAGCTCAAAAGTCCACCTCCTTATGACGCATTATTGTACTGTTACTCACTTATATTTAACTGCTTTATTGAATCTTTCTATATACTCGCATTCTCTTTTATTAAGTTCTTCAAACTCATCTCTTATAATCGAACAATTTCTAT